TCAACGAACAAATAAAAACACTAGAATCAAAAAAAGATGAACTCAAAGCAGCTCTAATGACTCTCAATGGCGAACAAGGCGATCTATGGAAAATATCCGTAACTGAATACAAATCCGACCGCGTCGAATCTCTAAAAGCCATCCGCGACAAATCTCCATCTCTATTCAAAGCTCTACACGATGCAGGATCTATAAAATCCATCACATCCACTAGATTAAATATTAAATCACTGACATAACATAACATGTGAACACTGAAATCGTAATCAAATGGGTTGACCCTAAAACACTTAAACCAAGCCCAGACAACCCAAACGATCACACTCAAGAACAAATAGAACGATTAGCTGAAATACTCCTATACCAAGGGTTTAGATCACCCATCGTCGTATCAAACCAAACTGGAAACATCACCACAGGACACGGACGAACACTCGCCGCCATTCATGCAAACATGAATCAAGTGCCAGTCTCATACCAAGACTTTGACGATTGGGATCAAGAATATAGCTACATAGTCGCCGATAACGCCATTGCTGAATGGGCAACACTAGATCTATCTAAAATAAACACACAAATACCAGACCTAGGGCTAATAGACATAAACCTTTTTGGATTAAAGTCATTTGAGATAGAACCTATGGACAAATACAATGAAAAAACTGGCGCCAAAGAGCTAGATGAGTCTGAATTCTCTCAATTTGACCACAGTTGCCCTAAATGCGGATTTGAATTCGATGGAAAATGAGCTGAGGACAGGACCTTGGAATCTCAAAGACCTAGAAACCGTTACAAAAAATGGTCAAAGCGTGTTCTCTATATTCCATTGTGGCGGCGGTTCCTCTATGGGCTACAAGCTTGCTGGCTTCGATGTCATTGGCGGAGTCGAAATAGACCCAAAAATGATGGCAATCTATAAAGCAAACCACAATCCAAAACACAGCTACCTAATGGGAGTTGAAGAATTTAACAAAATACCAAACGATCAGCTGCCTAAAGAACTATTCGAACTCGATATTCTTGACGGTTCACCACCTTGCTCATCATTCTCAACAGCAGGTTCTAGAGAAAAGAAATGGGGCAAAAAAACCCACTTCAGAGAAGGACAAACCGAACAAATCCTTGACGACTTATTCTTTCACTTTATAGACACCGCTAAAAAACTAAAACCAAAAGTCGTCATAGCCGAAAACGTGTCAGGCCTTATAAAAGGAAACGCACGAGGATACGTAAAACAAATATTCGCAGCACTCCGAGAAGCTGGCTATTCAACTCAGCTATTCCTTCTAAACGCATCTCGAATGGGTGTTCCGCAAATAAGGTCTAGAACGTTCTTTATAGCTACCAAGCAACCAAGTGCAAAATTATCGATCGAATTTAATGAGCCAACAATATCCATAGAACAAGCTCTTATTGGAACCACTGCAATTGGTGCGGATTCAATCTCTGACTATGCAATAGGAACCGAATGGCGTAAATTGAAAGTCGGGGAGAAGTCTCAGAAATACTTTTCATTAGTAAAGGCAAACCCAAAAATTCCATGCCCTACTGTTACCGCGAAGGCAGCCACAAATTCTGCGGCGAGCGTTGTTCATTGGGCGGAATGCCGCAAGTTTTCACCATCGGAGTTTATTCGCCTTCAATCATTCCCAGACGATTACAACTTCCTAAAACAAAAAGCAGGATACATATGCGGAATGTCCGTACCCCCATTCATGATGCAAAGAGTGGCTAACGAAGTTTATAACCAATGGCTTAGACACACCGCGCATCGCACTTAGACTCACTCTAAAGTATCCTAAACCTCCAAGTGATAATCCACTAAATTACTCGCCGCGCAACAACATATAAAAGGATCACACATGTCTATAAGGCCCTCTAAACCAAGAAAACAAAAAAGAAACTCTACAGGGCAATTCAAAGCAAAATATAAACCAGAATACTGCCAACTACTCATTAAACAAATGAGCCAAGGACACTCATTCTCTTACTTCTGCTCTCAACTAGGAATCTCAAGAGAAACAGGGTACAGATGGGTACAAGCTAAAGACGACTTCTTCGAAGCTAAACAAATAGCAGACACTGCATACTACACATGGTGGCAAGAACTAGGACGCGCCGGAGCAGCAGGACAAATTCAAAACTTCGGAAACGCTGCATGGATATTCAAAATGAAAAATACCTTCAACTGGACAGATAAACAAGAAATCACAGCAAGCCTAGAACGAAAACAACTAGAAGAACTACCAGATGAAAAAATATTAGAAATAGCATTCAAAGCAATAGAAAGAAAGAGCGCACAACAAAATGCAAATCCAATTCCGAAACCACAACAATGAAGATAAAAACTTTATCCTATCCTCCTGGATAAACTCACTAAAACAAAAAAAATCAAAAGATATCACCATTAACGCAAACGGAAAATCAACCACTATAGAACAAGGATTTATGACAGCCTTTATGCCACACGATCTTTACTTCGAAAGAGTTAGACCACTAATAGAAAATAAAATCTTCCCAATCTCAACCACCATTGTCGCTTATAACCCAGAATTTGAAGATCAAATATACGGATATATCGCCTTTAGAAAATTTAAAAACTCATCAATCATTAGCTTCTGCTACGTTAAACACAACTTTAGAAAAATGGGCATCGCAAAACAACTATTCGAAATAGCAAAATCTGAAACAAACGTAGCCACATATCACGCTCCATGGTTAAATAAACTCTACAAAAATAACGGCATCTTATTCGATCCGTTCTTTGACCTAGAACTATAGAAAGGTACACAAAATGAAACAAATATTACTACAAAAAACAACCCTAGTGCTAGACACTACAACACAAACCTCACCTGTGCAGATTGAACAAATCGCAGCTCCGTTTATTCAAATCACAGTCACAAACGCCGCTTCTCTTGACACCACACTCACAGTCCAAGCAACAAGCGATGTCACACCAGGGACAGACGCCACATATCAAAACTGGGTAACACTCACCGAATTCACCGCTACACAAATAACCGCAAACGGATCAACATACTGGTTCCTGCCAGACGCAATGATGAGCATGAAAGCCATACGAGTCGTGGCAACAAACGCCACAGGAACAGGAAACGCTACCGTTATAATCAACGGCGTTAGGTGGTAACATATATGGAAGCATTTAAAATAATAGAAGCTGTCTTCGGATCACCCGTAAAAGATCCAACACCACAAAGAAGAATCAAAACCTCCTTCAATAAAGCCGAAGGATTTGAAATGTCATACATACCAAACATTCAAATGCTAGCTGTGAAAAAAAACAACTTCGAAGCACTCTACCCAATGACAAATATAAAACTTCTCGTAAGAGATACAACACCAACGAAAGCAAGAAGAAACAAAAAAAGTGGATAGAATAGAAAGATACGCGCTTGAAATAGCAATCAAGCGCGGTCTTATCGGAAACGAAGAAACTAAACTTAAAGGACACCTGTTTAAACAACAAAGACAATTCGCAGACGATAAAGAACGATTCAAAGTAGCACAATGCACTAGACGTGCAGGGAAATCAGAACTTGCAGCCGATATACTATACGAAGCCGCTACGAAAATACCAAACAGCGTCGCACTCTATATCGCACTCACTCGTAGAAGTGCAAAAAATATAATATGGCCAAAACTACTCGCGCTAAAAGATAAATACAATATAGAATGCACGCCACTCGAAGGAGCTCTCGAAGTTAAATTCCCAAATAACTCAATAATATGGTGCGTTGGCGCCGACATGACAAACTTCATAGAACGACTGCGCGGCGGCGCTTACTCAACATGCGTCGTGGATGAAGCGCAAAGCTTTCGCTCACATCTAGGAGAACTAATAGACGATGTTCTCACACCAGCACTTATAGACTTTAACGGCACACTAAACATGTTCGGAACACCAGGGCCAATCCCTCAAGGATACTTCTACGAAGCTACTGAAAAAAATATCCACGGATACTCTCTTCACAAATGGGGAATGCTAGACAATCCATTCATACCTCAAGCACAAAGCTTTATGGACGAAATGATAGAAAAAAGAAACTGGACTAAAGAAAATCCCACATTCAGAAGAGAATACCTAAACGAATGGGTACTAGATCTAGACGCTCTGTTTTATAAATTTAGAGAAGAAAAAAACGTACTAAGAAACTCACCACTAAATAAACACAATCGCGTTCTAGGAATCGACTACGGGTTTAACGACAAAACAACCTTCGCCATACTTGCATACTCAAACTACAGCCCAGACATCTTTATAGAATATACAGAAGGACACAGCGAAATGATACCCTCGCAAATAGCAGGAAGAGTACAACAACTTGTGAAAAAATATAATCCTAGTAAGATTGTCGCTGATACAGGAGGACTCGGAAAATCAATCACAGAAGAAATGATACGTAGATACTCAATCCCTGTACATGCTGCTGAAAAAACAGACAAATATTCATTTGTATCACTTATGAACGGAGACTTTATTGATGGAAACCTACACGTGTTTGAATCCAACACAGATCTTATACACCAATACAAAACACTTATTAAAGATGATAAAGATCCCTCAAAAGAAGATCAAACTATGCCAAATGATTATTGCGATGCAGCACTTTATGCATACAGATATATCAGGGCATACCATTTTGAAAAAAAACAAGAACCACAAACAGCAAAACAATATTACGAAGAAATAGAGGATAAAATATGGAAAACAGAAAAAGAAAACCTGAAAAAGAAAACACAAATGGAATGGTGGGAGCAGTAGAAAAAGGCGTGTCACTACAATCACTGCTATTATTACTACGTCAAAACGGAGTGAAAACTTTTAAAGACGGAGCAATAGAAATTGAATTCGGAGAAAGAGCAAGCCTTGAAAACCCAATGGTAGAATTTGAACTAGATGAAAAGGCAATGCAAGCTGCACAACACGATGAAGAGATATTACACTACTCTTCTGGAGGATAATTATTATGCAAAATGTAAAATGGTGGGAATCTTCCAAAGAAGCTGTCGGTGACGATCTAATAGAAACTGTCAACAGCCTAATACAAGAACAAAACTACAGAACCGAAATGAATATAAAACACGCCAGACTCTACGGCAATATGGACATTTTAGGACTTTCTGCTTTTGAATACACTAGATCTAACTCTCAAGATCTAGATAACAAAGTCACCATGAACGTCATACAATCTTGTGTGGATACATCCGAATCAAAAATAGCATCCAAAAGACCAGAACCTATGTTCTTAACAGAAGCGGGAGACTTCGATGCACAAACAAAAGCAAAAAAACTAAACAAGTTTGTAAACGGGATGTTTTACGATCAAGGGGTTTATGAAAAAGCTGCACTTTGTTTTAAAGATAGTGCAGTATTTGGATCTGGACTGTTTCACGTCTACTCAGAAAATCAACGCATACAAGCTGAAAGAGTATTCCCAAACGAACTCATCGTAGATGAAGAAGATGCGTTTTATGGAAACCCACAATGCAAATATAGATACAAAAGCATTGATAGAGGCGTGATCAAAGCCGCCTTCCCAAAGTTTGAATCACAAATCGACTCAGCGCCTACAATGCGTGATCAATACACTGCCATCCCTACAAGATTCTCTAATAGAATTCAAATAGTAGAATCTTGGAAACTACCCATCATGGGAGAGAAAAATGGCAAGCCTGTAGTTTTAAAAGAAGGCAGACACATTCTAGCCATTCAAGGCGCAACACTTCTAGATGAGCCTTGGACAAGAGAAGGATTCCCATTCGCTAAACTTGGATATAACCCACGACTTTACGGTTACTGGGATCAAGGAATAGCCGAGATACTTGTAGGCAAGCAAATTGAAATAAATAAGATACTAAGAAATATACAACTGGCGCAATACTTTTGCTCTACTCCTATCTGGATGAAAGAAGTCGGATCTAAAGTTCTAGACTCTCATTTAAATAATAGAATAGGCAATATCGTAACCTTCAAAGGCATCGCACCACAATTGCAAACTTTTAGATCCGTAAACCCTGAGATGTATCAACATCTAATGTGGCTGATTAATAACTGCTATGAAGAAGTGGGCATTTCTCAACTTGCAGCACAATCTAAAAACCCACTAGGAGCTAATGCATCTGGCAAAGCATTGCTTACATTTAATGATTTCGAAACCGAAAGGTTTTCTCGTGTTGGGCAACGATGGGAACAGTTTCACATGGATATCGCAAAACTTATGATTGAAGAAGCCAAAAGCTTGCACAAAAACGATAAAGTAAACCTATCTGTTAAAGCAGAAAGCGGAGCGTTCGTTGAAACTATTAAGTTCTCTGATATATCACTAGAAGAATCCAAGTACGTAATGAAAGTATGGCCAGTGAGCGCATTCAGCTCAACACCCGCAGCTAAGCTACAAGAAATTACAGAAGGAATGCAAGCCGGCTTGTTCGATGCTGATACTGCAATGGATCTTTTAGACTTTCCAGATCTAGAGAATAAAATCAGCTTAAGAACCTCAAAAAAGAAACTTGTAGAAAAAATCTATGAGAAAATGGTCGACACAGCAGAATACATGCCAGCAGAACCATTCATGGATCTTGCTTATGCAATTGACTACGGGCAAAACTACTACTGCATGTGTAAAATGAACGAGGTTCCAGACGATAGACTAGAACTTATTCGTAGATTCATGAGTCAGGCAGAGATTATCCTAGCAGCACCACAATTAGAAGAAGGTGAAGACTTTACAGAAGCTGAGATACAGCCATTCGAAGACGATGCAAGCGATGTCGATATGGCAAGCGATATGGCAAGCGATGTCGATATGGCAAGCGATGTCGATATGGCACAAGAAGAAATGTTATTAGAAGGAGTATAGAAATGGAAAACAATTTTCAAGCAGCACTAGACACATTGACACAACAAACAGAAGGCGAACAACCAGCTCTCGAGCAGACAACAGAACAGGCGCCCGAACAGACAACCGACCAGGCGCTCGAACAGGCAGAACCTGCACCCGAAGAAAATAAAGCAGAAACTCAAAGACAAGAACTACTCTCAAGGCAAATTGCCGTGAATCAAAGACTAGATAGACAAGTTAGAGAACTATCTCAAAAACTAAAAGAAGCCACAAACAAAGAACCTGAGATTGATCCAGAGCTTAAAAACCTAGCAGAACTAAAAAAGAACGCTAAATTTGACCCCATAGCATATCTAGAAGCCGCAGGGATTAGCTACGATGACATAACCGAGTATCAATTAAATGGCGGTCGTCCTACAGTTTCTAAAGATGTTTACGAATTAAAAGAACAAATTCAAAACATGAAAAAAGAAAACGAAACGCTTGCAGAGCAGCGTCAAAGAGAGGCACAAGAACGTGAGTACGCCGCGCAAGTTTCTGAAATTAAAGCAGAGATAGTCGGCAAGAAAGAAGACTACCCACTTATCACAGCCTTTGCAGATCAATACTCACTCGTTAAAGATGTCATGCAAGAAGCTGAAAAAAATGGAGATGAGCTTTCACACTTTGATGCCGCTAAAATGGTAGAAAATCACTTGCAAGGCGAATTCGATAAGCAGTTCTCCATGATAAAGAACATTCCCTTTGTTAGAGAAAAAATAAAGGCAGAACTTGCGTTAACTGAAAACACAGCTCATAATGATAGTAACAACCCGCAGAATAGTACCGAAGCCGCACCCAACAATACAAACACAAACAGACTTACGAACAAAATGAATCAGGTTGCGGGCACAGATACTCATAGACCGCTGACAGATGAAGAACGCCGCCAAAAAGCCGCTAGCCTATTACAGTTCGACTAATTGAAAGGAAAGCATAAACATGGCTACATTAAACTCTGCTGCGGCTGACGCAGTACTAAAGGTACTCTACGACGATCAAAAAATGCAAAAGGTCACTTATACCGACCGACCATTTTTTGCAATGGTTCCAAAGAAGGAAAACTTCGGCGGACGTAACTATCCACTTCCACTACAATACGGAAACCCACAAGGTAGATCAGCTACATTTGCAACCGCACAAGCGAACAAATCATCATCTAGCTTCACTGAGTTTCTACTAACTAGATCAAAAGACTACGGTCTTGCTTCTATTCAAAACGAAATGATCGACGCTTCTAAAAATGATAAAGAAGCTTTCATCTCTTTGTTGGAAAATGAAGTTGATTCTACAATTGACTCAGTAGCTAACGCTATCTCTGTTGATCTGTTCGGAAACGGATCAGGCTCTAGAGGCCAGCTAAGCTCTGCACAAACACTAGCTGATACAACTTGGGTTTTGTCAGATGCAGAAGACATCGTAAAACTAGAAGTGAACATGAAAATTGTTCTATCTGCTGCAAAAGGCGGCGGTGCAGTTAAATCTGGCGCTGGTTATATCGTTTCTGTTGATAGAGATGCCGGAACTTTTGAAGTTTCTGCAACATTAGGCGGCGCACCTGCAGACGTTGACGTTATTGTCGCAACTGCTGCTGCTTCTGATTACATCTTTGTAGAAGGTGACTATGACAACAAGATCAAAGGTCTTGATGCATGGATTCCTGACACTGCACCAGGAGCTACAGCGTTCTTCGGTGTTGATCGCTCTGCCGACGTAACTCGTCTAGCAGGTGTTCGTTATGATGCCTCTAGCTACACAATCGAAGAAGGACTTCAAAAAGGTCTATCTAGAATGGGTAGAGAAGGCGCAACGCCTGACAAGATCATTATGAATCACGAGAAGCTACAAGATTTAATCTTAGCCCTCGGTTCTAAAGTACAATACATCGAGCACGACATTGGTAAGATTGGATTTAGATCTGTTCGAATCCACGGGCCAAAGTCTATTGTCGACGTATTCGCTGATAAAGATTGCCCATTTAACAGAGCATACGCTTTGACTTTAAAAGATTGGTGTTTCGCATCACTTGGCAAAGCTCCAAAGTTATTGACTCAAGATGGAAACAGAATCTTGCGCGAAAACAGCGATGACGCTTGTGAAGTACGAGTCGGATACTACGGACAACTAGGATGTAAAGCTCCAGGTCGTTCTGGCGTTTTCTTACTCTAGAATTTAAATTAAACTTGCGAGTGGTTCTTAAAAAAACGAACCGCTCGCATTGTTTTGTCGAAAGGATACAAAATGGCAAATAGACTATTTAAACAATTTTTGTACTCGCTAGAAAGACAGCCCGTAGTTCTAAACGCAGTGGTAACTGTTACAGGCGAAGGCCCAAACACAATTACTACAGACGTTAAAGGACTAGAGGTTGCAGTTTCAGACACTGGTGAGTGGACAATTACTTTAGAAGATAAATACCAAGCTCTTCTAAATGCAAACATAACTGTGCAAGCAGCTACAGAAGCAGATTTAACTACTCAGATTAAAAGTGAAGACGTAGATGGAGCTAAAACTATTGTTTTTTCAACACTAGCCGAAGCAACACCTACAGCACTTTCAACTGGGGATAAAATCTACATTACACTACTACTTAGAAACTCTTCTTTGTAAGAAATGAGGATCCTATGAATCCTATGATGAGTGATAATGATAAAATGGCAGCTATCATAGTTGGCAAAGCAGACGGTGAGAAAACTCCACAAGAAATGGACTCTCCAGACGCAGGGCTAGAAGCTGCTACAGAAGAAATCTTTGATGCGATAAAATCAGACGATAAGTTTATGCTTAAAGAAGCACTTAAAAGCTTTGTTTCTATGTGCAAAGAAGAAGAATACGAACAAGAATAAGGTTAGGAGTTTTGCATGGCTAGCAATATTACTTTATTGGATTTAAGAAATGCATGTAAGGATAGAGCCGACATGCAGAACTCTAACTTCATCACAGATGACGAGTGGAATCGGTACATAAACTCTGCGGCAAAAGAGCTGTACGAGATACTTATTCTAAAAGGTCTTCAATACACAACAACCACAGACACAATCTCATTAAATGGGACAGATGATACTTATGATCTGCCTTCTAACTTCTTTAAACTTGTAGGTGTTGATCACAATATCAATAACGAAACCTACCCAATGGAAGAATACACATTCCAAAATAGAAACTTATACAATCAACAAAACACTCAAAGATATTTAAGATACAGGCTTGTTGGCGAGGACATGATTCGTTTTAATCCAAAACCAAGTGCGCAAGAAATAACCATTTGGTACGATCCAGTGCTGGCAACGCTTAGTGACGATACAGATACTTTAAACGGAGTAAACGGCTGGGAAGAATACGTTATAGTTAGATCGGCTCTTTGGGCTAAGGTTAAAGAAGAATCCGAAACAGGCGACTTAAAACAAGACATTGCTTTTCTAAGGGACAGAATAGAAACAGCAGCAGAGAACAGAGACTTAGGCCCAGCTGGGCAAGTCACAGACGTTAGACGCGATAGAAGA